GCAACTGAACAGTGGTGATGAATCCTAGACTTCGTAACAAGCTTCTGCCATGCGTTGACGCCTTCGGATATCATCCCTAACTGCTTCGTCAGAGTCAGTAGTGTCAGAAATTGAAGAGCAATAGCCGTTCCAAGTTCTTTCAATACTGTCTCGTCTATGACTGGCTTGCCTGTCGAGGTCATTGATGACGGAGTCCAGCCATAGTGTGTTTGTAGAATCCATGCTATATGGTCTCTAGAAGTAGGGTTTAGTTCTTTTAATCTTTGAAACTCCGCTCCATCAACATATCCTTGTGTCCGGTTATTTCGTTTAGGAGTGAACAACGCTCCTGCAACGTAAGGGTGTTGTTCCCGAAGTATTCTAGTAATGTCTTCCAGCTCTTTTCGGAGAGTTGATTCGAGACTTCTAGCTTGTGGTTCATCAAAGTGCCATCCATGAATTTCTTGTTGAGTGAGTATTTGTGCTACCTGGTGCTCCATTTGGACCCATCCAGGTATGGGCGGAAGTGTTTCCATAATTTTTTAGTTACAGCTACATCCTGTGTACAGTAATCTTGCATCTCTTGAGACCATTCTTTCCAATCGGTAGTCTTTGCAAAGTTCCCTTTGTATTCACCTAGCCGATAACCGTAAGCTTCAAGAGAATGTCTACCATATAACTGTAGTGGCATATGTTTCCAAGCGTGTGCTTTATCTATATCGAGTAGGTTAGGATGAAATAGCCTACTAAGAAGAAGAGTATCCATAATGATACCGCTAGGAGTAAACCAATGGTAGATATTTTTAATAACAGGTATGTCAAAACCGATAATGTTGTGACCAACAAGAACATCCGCACATTCGAGCCAACCGAGAGCCGTGGTAATAGAATAGTTGCTAGCCATAGGGCAATCTTCTTTAATCTCCTTCGCCGGACCATAGGGTTCATCATTAAACGACTCGGAGTGGTCAAGGTCTTCCCAATTGAGTGAAACACAGTGAATACGGGTAGCATCATTGAGCAGCCCGTTTGTTTCCAGATCGAAGATCACCGCCCCAGTGGTAGGTTTTATCGACGAACTTTGCTTTTTCAATTGCTTCTTGCGTAGGTGGGTTAGGTTTTTTTAAAAATTTATACCATGGATGTTCATATCCTGCTTCAAAAATCTGTGGCTGGGTTGAATTCTGTGGCCGTAGTTTCATGTTCAATGAATCTGCAAGTGTTTAAGTCGTAATTTAGCGTACATGCGACGCCTGTTTCGCCAGAATATCTATTCTTAAGAACTCGCACTGTCGTAGCGCCTCGTTCAGCATCGGCCTGCTGATCTCTTTCGAGCGCAATAACCGAATCGCTGATTTGAGCAATGCTATGAGATCCTCGGAGGCTGGAGAGACTAACTCTGCCTCCTTCTTCATGAGCGTGCTTGTCATTACTCGCCCTCCTTAAATGCGAGACTAAAAATAATGCAATGCCTGTACGTTCTACGAGAGAACGCAATTTGGTCATGGTCACATCAATCATGCGACGCTCATCACCTTCTAGTCCGCTTAATAATATACTAAGATGATCTAAAAAGATGCAGCGACATTCCAATCCGCAAGCCATGTATTCGATTCGAGAATAGATGATATCTGGATCATAACTTCCAAACCCATCAAAACAATAAAGATTCCAATTGGCAATACTATTTCCAAAGGCGGCGTCAAGTTCTTCTTGGTCATGCTCTCCAATATGTAGATTTTTTCCAACAGCTGTGGACATCAATCCAAGTGCTGTTCTTCTATTAGATGCTTCAAGTTCCAAGACCCCAACCGATTCCCCTGACTGGAGAAGGTTAGTTGCAATGTGACGGATGATTGATGTTTTTCCGGAACCAGAGCCTGCAGTAAATGTGACAAGTTCGCCATACCGGATCCCGTGTAATTTCTCGTTAAGTCCTTTGAATGGGTATTCGTGATCATGAGGTGCTTGCGGTGTGGTTACCAGATTCCTAAGAGTTTTTGCATCAACGATTCCATCAGGTCTGAACGGCTCAGCGTCCCATATAGCCTTTCGAATCGCTTCAGCATTACCATCTTGTAGTGCGTCTGATGCGTCTTTGTAGCCCTCAAGGCGAGCGATCTTGACCTTGCCAGGTGGTAGGATGCTACACGCTTCCTCCGCTGCCTTACGGCCTGGATCGTCATTATCAAAGAAGAGTACGATCTCTTCGTAGCCCTGTAGTAATGGGATCTGCTTTTGTAAGTCCTTCTTAGCGGAAGCGGCACCATGGGGTAAAGAAACCATTGGCCATCCTGGCATACTTTCATAGCAGGATGCAGCATCTAACTCACCTTCAGTAATAACAATACGTTTACCACTACTAGGAAACAAATGCTGACCAAATAAGGTATCAGTGGAAACTCCTTCATAGATGAAATCTTTTTGCTTAGTTTTTATCTTGACTCCTTTAAGAACTCCATCGCTTGTAAAATATGGGAAGCGTAGAGTGTTTCCATCTCGGAAAATCCTAAAGAAGCTATTTGTTTTTTCTGATATTTTTCGTTTGTTGAGTCTTTGTGCTTCTCCTTTAAGTTGTACATTGGTGGTCATGTGTCGATTGTGAACAACTTCATTATCACTTGCTGTTCTATTATGACATACAAAACAGAAAGTATGGCCATCAGAGTATAAACTATTACCATCTGATGACCCGCAATTGTCGCAAGGTATATGCCTTACGAACTCGTTCTCGGTCATATCAACCAGTCGAGTGGAATATTATGAAATGAAGTCCAAGGTATACCTAAGTTTTCACACCATTTGGCGTAAGTCGTCTTGGACTTCTTAGATATAGTGTTATAAGGGGCTTGAAAGACCATCCTTAAATCTATATCAGGATTATCTTTCTTAATTGTTTTAATCTTACGTCTATCTTGAGCATCCCAATACCCTTTACACTCTAAAATAACATGATTAGGGAGTACAAAGTCAGGTGTATAATGGTGCTGTATAACATAAGATATCTTTTTCGATTCGTATTCATATGATATACCAAGCCCAGAGAGAAGGTCAGCGACCTGCTCTTCTAGACCTGATCTATATTTAGAAGTCTTCTTCGTCATCTACAGTGGTGGTCGGTGTAACATTAGGGTCACTTGATTTAAACCCTGATGTAGTACCGAATAGTTCAGCTACTTCCGCAGCGTCTAAGTCACCAGTATCTACGCCAGCGTTACCTTTTACCGAGACAACCTGTACGCCAACCAACTTAAGAGAACTACCATAGGTAACCCCATCCCGTAGAATATATGGCTTCTGGTAGAAACCCAGTTTAACAGTCGATCCAGCATAAAGCGGTGTCTTTGTATCAGTTACAGGGGTACCTTCAGTATCTACTACTGGAGGTTTCTTCTCTTCATTCCAAGAGAATTTAATTTTATAGTTACCCTCACTAACTTCTTCCCATGGCTCAGGTTTTAGTGTACTGCGCTTGGGATTTTTTAATTTAGATTCAGCCCACTTAAGGACTTCAGCTCTTTCAGTCTCTAATGTCTCAATAACATCAGAGCCAACAACAGCAGCTAGTGAGTAACCAAACTTACTAGGTTCTAGTACAGCTTGGAATCCTTCTAGTGTTACGTTATCTGTCTTATGTATGGTTCTAGCCATCGTGAGTGCCTCCATCTAATGCGTCTAGATCTCCACCAGCCTTCTCATTAACAGAGTTAGTAGGTTTTAGTGTCTTTAATTCAGCATATAGGGAGGTACGGTACTTAGATAGCTCTTCAATTCGAGCATCTATAGCATCTAATTGATTCTGCTTAGCCTCTCGTTCAGCCTGTTGTAATCTCTCTTCAGAGACGACCAGTACTCTAGTAGGTGCAAAGAATGAATCAAATAATGAATAGTGGGATTGTAGCATTAACAGAAAAAATATGTGGAATCAATTACAGTTGACGGTTCAAGGTCTCCTATAATCGGTGGTTCAGACTCAGCTCCTATTTGAGAAGCGAAGTCGTTTAAGTAATCTTGCTTAGCAAAGAGTTGCATATATGTTTCTCTTACTAAACTAGACAGTATAGACATATCAGTAGCTCTACACAGTACACTATCGTGTATTAGAGCAATTGGAGCATCAAATCTAGTAGCACTTAGATGTAACAAGCTTGCGTCCAGGGAATGTATGAGATTAGGAGCCGTAGCTGCCTTATGTCTTGTAATAGACACCTCATCTGTATCACCTGCTATATCAAGCTCACATCTTCCAAGTAATTGTAAGCGTATAGTCTGTGTTTCACGCTTCATTAGTCTCTGAGAGACCACAAAACCTGATGGTGTTACCCATTCTAACACTTCTACACCTGCTTTAATCCTCTTAGCTACCTCAGTTTCTATCCATTTCATTACTGACATCGGTCCTGGAACTACATTATGCATAGCATCTCTAACAGCTTGTACTGTTTGAGTTAGTTCCTCTCTTTCTATCTCTACGTCCTTATCCTTTAGGGCATCCCTAATGTAAGAACGATTAGAAAAAGGTTTGGCGTTATATGGAATTGTCATGACAGTTCTTTTAACACACTTACGGTCCCAAAAGGGACGTATTCTGTCAGGTATATTCCATTTGGATACCTCAGCCACAACCTTATAAGCGTCCTGCGGCCTATCAGAACCAACAACATTGACGAGTTTTGCTGTTGACTTGTCCCTTGCCAATCCAGCAAGGATCTGTAGACCACTACATGTAGCGTCTGTGGCGATCATGGCGCCTGTAGTACCTCGGTCCTTCTTAATAAGACAGTGATAGTATTCATCACATGCTGCTAAGAATTGCCAAGGTTCTTCAGCAACCTCCCAGTCGCCGAGATTATTGATTGGATCTATAGCAACTCTACTAATTAATGGTATATTATCTTTAGTCCACTGCAGCCTTTCAGCCATAGTAGCCTTATCAAGACCATAAGTAGTAGCACATTGGAAAGACAACCAATCACTAGCATCTTCTTTAATAACTGACTCATTAGCAAATCTTATCAGACTTTTACCAAAGTCAGTATCTTGAGGCGTAAGAAAAGCTGGAATAGGGTAAGCTCTACCACGATAGTCAAAAGACCAAGGTATATAGAACCTTTCCTTATCTTCAAATCTCCTAACAGCTTCCATAGTCATACGAGTCCGGCATGATCTTCTAAATGCATTAGCATTCTTATTCATCACTTCGGCTGCTTGTCTACGGTATCGCTTCCTTGCGTCCTTATTCTCAGCTATATCTGTTGGTTTAGGAGGGAGTGGTATCTCAACTATTGGTATAAACTTACCTACACTAATTCCTCTCTCTTGTAGATGCTTTGCAACATCGATTGTGAATGGATTTAGTCGGTATTCTACCTTCTGTATTTTGTTGAGAAACTCTATCGTTTTTTCTCCCTGTATACGGCCGTTATCTCCGTGCCTAACCATCTTGTGGCCTCGCATTATCTCATTGAGTAGATACCCACCGCATCGATCATTCGACCAATCGTTAGGTTCAATGAGCATAGGCCATGCTTCAGGTGAGAATAGTTCGCTTTCTTTTATAACCTGATCCTTAATCTCTAAGAACTCAGGTGTTGGTAACACTACGACCTTGGTCTTATTACCTACACGTTGGTTATGCTTAAAAAACCAGCCACTTGAATGCATAATACAATCAAGCAGCCAGCCTCCTAGTTTAACTCTTAAGGTTCTATGCCATGTTGGCCAAGGTTCAACGCTACATCTATTCATCATAGTCCTTATGACTACAATCTTCTGGTGCGTCCCTATGGCTTCATGCCAATAGTTCTCTTTAAGTTTAGCTAAGAGACCTGGGGCACAACTTTCGTAATGCCTCATTTGGCATTCATTTTCTATAGCCTTACCTATTGCATCACATGTATTAGATGCTAGGTTACTATCAATCTTCCGTCCGAAAACTTTATCGAATGTAACTTTACAAGCAATAGCAGCTAAAGCTAATGGTTCTATGTGCGCAAGATGTTGATGTATCTCTTTGAAAGCTACACCATTCTTGCCACGTTTAATCTGATAGCTGAATGTATCTTGGATACGATCAACTACTAGTGGTAATAGTGTATCAATACTAGCAGCACCATAGGCAGTAGCAGACGCATATTCTTTGTCCTCTAACTGCCTAGTATTATCTCTTAGTTTCTTTAGTCCCTGAGAGATTTGCTGCCTTTCGAGAGCTATTTGCTCATCAATTTGCGCGGGAGTTGGCATAGTCTTCAGTCATATCGTTGACTTGATCCATAAGAAGCTGCCTTATTTCTTCATAATGAGGATGATCCTTTGATAGAAGATCTAAGGCTTGCTTCTCATAAGTAACTATATCATCAAGCGAGTGGGTCATCGTATTCAGGTAAAGTAGGAACTATATGTTGGCACCCCTCACGATCTACAATACTAAACTCATGTCCATCATAGATCATTCGTTTAATCTTCCGATTAGCAGCGTGTCTACGTTGGTACACATGTTCTTTGATCTTACCATTGGGCTTATGCTCACGGATAATACAAAGAACAGTTGAAGGTATTTCATAGCCGTGTAGCTTCCAGTCCATAAGCTCTTCGAACTCTAGTCCTGGGAAGCATTCTTCAGGTGCGTCCTTGATCGCTTCCACATTATTATGGAAGTAAGGTTTCTTCTTTTTCTTAGGCATCGACTAACTCCACATCTACTAGATAATCATCCATTAAACAAGCCTCTTCATAGGCTTCATATGCTATATCGTACTCATTTCCTGAGTGCTCCATAATAAAATCCCTACCAGATGATAGGGTAACGTGATACTTAGGCATGCGAT